AATCATACGGAACACCACCTCGGAAGAACGGCAACCGCTGTGATTCCCCCTGTGAAGGTGATGATGTTTTCACCCGGATGCAACAGCGGGAAACCATCTCCCGAAACGGTGTCGTTCATAGATTCTGCTCCGCGATAGCAATTCATCTGCTCGGAATCAATAGCCACTCCGTTTGTATCATCAAATATCCAGGTGGCATTTTTATCGAGAGATTGAATTGTAAGCGTTCCTTTGCCTTTCCCTGCAAGCGTAATAAGAGGCTTGCTAACGAAAGGATACGGATTATCAACCTTTCCGCCATTCAAAAGCATAACGCCTTTCTGCCCCTCAAGGGCGTAACGGAACGGATGGCAGGAGAAGCTGATCGTGAAGATGCCGATGCGGTTCATCTCATCCTCGATATCGAGCTTTCCTGCGTAGACTGCTTTTCGGGAGAATTCGGTGTCATAGGTATCGGTGAGTTCGTGATAGGTATTGAGTCCCGAATACAACCAACCCTTCACAGCCGTTATTTTTGCGGACAGTTCGGAGATGGTCTTTGCAGGAATAAATACCGAATAGGTTATCTGCACATTAGGAAGTCTGCCGCCACTCGAAATGAGGTCGCCATCTCTGCCGGGAATGGAGAGAAAATCCACCTCGTATTCCGGTGCGGAAAAGACATCCTTGCTTTCAATGCGGATACCCATATCACAGGAGCGGATGCCCTTATAAACGAAATAATTCACGCAAATACCACTCCTTTCCGTTTTGCGAATTGTCCGGCAGTAACGAGTACTTCGTTTGTGAGCTGCTGGATATCTTCGTTTGAATAATTGTTAAAGTTTGCGATGTTAAGGACAATTGAGAAGCCGTTTTGTGCTGCAGATTTGCCCGTTGCGGAAGACATAGCACCATCAACGCTACCTCTGACATTAAAGTCGGTAGGCAGTGCGGTTTCCATATCTTCGGCAAGTCCGTGCATTACATCGGTAATGGCGGAACTCATACCTTCGGCGGCTTTTACAGCCTCTTTGCCGTGGGTGCCGATAGAACCGGCAAGGCCATCAACGAGCATTTCACCGATCCATCCCATCTCTTTAGAAGGAGATGCGATGCCGAAGAAGTCGCAGATGCCGTCCCAAATGCCGGAAATCCATCCACTGACCTTATCCCAAAGCCAGGATGCAAGACCCTGGATGCCTTCCCACAGACCCTTGACGAGGTTCTTACCAACATCAGCCATCTGCGATACACCTTTACCCAAGGCACTAACAATGCCCGTGATAATCTGCGGAATTGCTTTTACAATTTCAATGATTATGGTCGGCAGGTTCGTGATCAGCGAAGTAAGCAAATCAATACCCGCTTGGATAATCAAAGGAATGTTGTTCAGCACAGCGTTGATAATGCCGGTGATGATGTCCGGGATAGCATTCACGATGGTGGTTATAATCTGCGGTAGGGCTTTAATCAACGAAACAAGCAAGTCGATACCTGCCTGTATAATCATTGGAATGGCACCAAGCACCGCTGTGATGATGCCCTCAATAATCTGTGGAATTGCCTCCACGATTGCCGTTATGATTTCCGGCAACGCAGCCACAAGGCTTGTGATTAAGGTAATACCCGTTTGAATGATTTGAGGTATGGCATCAAGCAAGAAGTTGATGATACCCAGAATGATTTCGGGCAGAGCCGCAATCAGCACAGGAAGAGCATCCAGGATACCCTGGGCAAGTCCCATAATGAGCTGAAGGGCGGCATCCAAAATCATCGGTAGGTTTTCAATCAAAGTCGTAACAATCTGTATGATGACCTGGATGATTGTCGGGATAAGCGTAGGCAAAGCCGCCGCAATACCCGTAGCCAGGGTTACGACCGCTTGGAGAGCCGTGTCGATGAGCATCGGTAGGTTCTCCAGGATGCCGTTTACAAGTGCCATTACAAGCTGTAACGCACCCTCCGCGATTTGAGGCAACGCCTCGATTAAGCCTTGAAGCAATGAAAAGATTATCTGCGATGCGGTGTCGATAATTGTCGGTAGGTTTTCGACGAGTGCTTCTGCAAGAGAGCCAACAATCTCTCCGGCAATTTCCAAAAGTTCAGGTATGAATTCCATAATCATATCGAGAACCTTCGGCAGAATTTCACCGATAACGTCACTCATCTTGCCGATGTCGCCATTGGCATCGAGAATGCCGTTTGTAAACTCACCAAGGAGAGCGTTGCCCTCCGTAGCAAGGTCGGTTAATACCGGAAGTAAGACTGTACCGAGTGCGTTCTTGGCGGCTGTTGCACCAACATTGAGGTATTGGAGTTGGTCATCCAAAGCACCGTAGGCATTGAGCATATCGTCACTCATAACGTAGCCCGCCGCCTGTGCTTGTTCGCCAAGCTCATTCATTCGCTCTGCACCTTGCTCGATGAGGGGGTTCAGTTCCTGGGCGGATTTACCCAGGATTTGCATTGCGAGTGCATCACGCTCGGTTTCGTTTTCAATTTTGCCAAGGGCATCGATAACTTCCCAATAGACGGTATCCGAATCACGGAGAGAACCATCAGTATTGGTAACTTGGACACCCAACTTCTCGTATGCCTCGACAGAAAGCTTGGTGCCGTCTTGCACCGCTTTCATCGACTTAATTTGCTTTGCCATCGATTTTGTCAACGTCTCGGTAGAAACGTCAACAAGCTCGGCAGCATACATATATTCTTGCAGTTTGTCGGTTGCGATGCCCGTCTGCGAAGAAGTTGTTATAACCCCATCCGCATAAGCAGCACCGGCAGTAGACATATCCACAAGAGCCTTTGCTCCGGCAATGGCTGCGGCAGACACAGCAGCGAAGGCGGCTGCCATAGTAGCGGCGGCAGCCTTACAAGCTGTACCTAAACCGCTGAATTTGCCACTTGCTTCATCGCTTTGTTCGCCTGCGTTTTCAACTTCGTCGCCGAACTTATCCGCATCCTTTTCGGCATCCTCGAATCCGTTTTCTGCTTCATCGAGCGCCTTATTGTTTGCTTCAAGTTCACGCTCCATATTGTTAAGAGCAGCGGTTGCGTTGTTTAATTGAATCTGCCAGGCTTGGGTTCGTTTATCATTCTCTCCAAAAGAGGATGAGGCGTTTTCAAGGGCGGAACGTAGAGTTTCGATTTTTGACCTTTGAGCCTCGATCTCCTTGTTGAGAACCTGGTTGCGGGCAGTGAGAGCTTCGACGGAGTTATCGTTCTTGCCAAACTGCGACTCAACTACCTTCATCTCCGAACCGAGAACTTTAAAGGACTGGTTAATATCGGCCAATGCTTTTTTGAATTCTTTTTCGCCTTCAAGACCGATTTTCATGCCGAAGTTATCCGCCATATCACCACCTCCTTAAATTCCGTCGGGGATAATATCGTCAACAAAACGCTCCCTCTTGGGTTTGGCGATACCGCTGTATTGCTTGTGGCATTCCCACAAGTCAAGGAGTAAGCCAAACGGCATCAGCCACACTTCTTCCTGTAAAAGGTGGAGGTGCGCCAAGCCGTAATATAAAAGTCGAGTAAATAACTCTTCGTCACTTACTCGACCGCCGCGTTTTTTGAGTTGTCCTCGCTCTCGATATTTCGCTTGGTGCCCTTGAACATAGCCTCGGTGATTGCGGATTTGTAGGTTGCCAAATCTGCAGGTGCGGTGAGCAGTTCCACCACATCTTCGGTGAGCAGTTCCTTCGGGTCATCCTTATGCTTGAGGTTGTGAACCAGGATAGTTTGGTTTGCCATCAAGGTGATAAGCCAGACAATCTCGCCGATTGCCATCTCGAAGTTTTCACTCTTCATCAGCTTATCGCCAAGGTTCTCAAGCCCGCCGTAACGAGCAGCGATTTCCTTGGTAGCCTTGGTGGTCAACAGTAATTCGTATTCCTCACCACCGATGAGGATAGTTGCAGAGCGTTCAGTATTCATACGTTAATCCTCCTTTAGTCCTTTTCGGGGGTTGCGGAAGCCGTGTAGTTGGGTTCGTACACTTCCTTGTACCAGTTGGTGATGGTGCTTGCAGACACGTTGCTATCGCCCTCGGTAACCTCTGCCTTCCAGGGATGCTTGTTTGCACTGTCGATTTTATTGCGGCGCATAATAGTTCCCTCGATGGTAGGAGTGCTGAAGGTAATGCTGTCACCCTTGGTAGCAAGTGCCGTAGCAGGAATACCGAACTTGACACGGTAAAGCCAGAAGTAACGGTACTTGCCGTTGGCCTTCTTTGCACGGAAACCGACAGCCACAGGAGTGCCACCATCTTCGGCAGCGGAAATTACGACACCGTTTTCATCAATGGTAGATCCGGTAAGGTCGGATGCAACGCTGCCACCCAAATCATCAACACCCAAAGAAAGAGTGCCGGACTTGAATTCCTTGACGATTTCGGCTGCACCGTCATCGGCATAAAGAGTAGCCTCTGCCAACTCCACAGAAAGGTCTGCGGTCATAGCTTTGGCAAGCTGTACCGGGGTTGCATAGGTTTCGTTGCCGTCGGCATCCTCGGTGATTTTTGAGTAGAACAATTTATCAAGACCAATCGTAGCCATGATTATTCCTCCATTTCATAGAATTTGGCTACATCCACTGCGTAGTGGTAGTAGCCCGTTTCGGTTTCATAACCGATGTATCTTCGGTCGGTTATGGTAAAGTCATCTGCCAACAGCAACTTCACAAGAGCGTTTTTATCCTTGATATAGTTGCCTTGACAATAAAGAGACAGCCTTGCTTCTTCCACATCAACACCGGGAGCGTTGTCTGCGTGAAGCTCGAAGCTGTCGGCAATAGGAGTTACAACGATATATTTTTCGGGTGCCTCATCCTTAAACACGCCAGTTTCAATAGGAATACCCAAGGGATATACCACTCGTTGTATATCGGCAAGAAGGCTCATAATTTGCTGACCTCCTCTTCAAATTTTCTCTGCATCGCAGTCATACAAGCGTCCTTTGCAGAACGCTTGGCGGGTTTCAAAAAAGGTTTAGCCGGTTGTCCGTGCTTGCCGTACTCGATAATGTTGGCGATTTTCGCATTGCTTCCACCATTGGCACGGGGTTCAGAAAAACCGATTTTTATATTGTGGTTACCGTCCTTATCCATCCTTACGGAGGTAAGACCGAGAGAGCGTTCCAATTCACCCGTGGAGCGGGAGTCGTATTTAGTACCGCTACCCACAGAGGATGCGAGGTTGCTTTTAACCTTTGCAAGGACAACTTCGCCTCCGGCTTCGAGGACGCTTTCGGCAACGCTGTCAAATCTGCTACCCAGTCTTGAAATCTGCGTAAGGAATTCTTCAGGCATTTTGAAATCAACCTTTGCCAACGGTCGCCACCACCTTTTTTGCTAAAACCTCTATATACATTCCACGGCCTTTCACATCCTCAACGGAGGTGATTTCGTATCTGCCACCATCGCACACAATAATGCAATCGGTGGTAATCTCAACGCCGGGAATGGTGCGAAAACGAAAGAGGTCGGTGGCTTCGCTAAAGGCAGATAAGTTAGCCCAACGCTGTGAGCCGTGCCGACCCTCTCTGTATACACGGATGGAAGCGAGGATTTCATCCACCGTAGCGGTGAAACCCTCGCTGTCCTTTATCCTTTTTGTAACAATGATATCCGCAAAGCCGTTCATCTTTCCAAAACTCATACTCACACCTTCCAATCTCGGTCAAGCCGTAAAAGCATATTAACGGTGTTCCAAACTTGCTGGCTTGCTTGAACGTTGTCGGCAAAGAAGCCGCCTGTACTACCATCCCTGGATTCGTAAAAGTGTGAGGCAAGCATTATGACCGCTTGTTCCGTTGTGGGCGGCATATCATTTTCACTGTAGTATCCTTCTGTAATGTGCTGATAGCTTTCCGCATAGGAAACAGCAGCGGTGATAAATCCCTTCAGCAAGGAATCGTCAGCCTCGTGTTCCAATATTAAGTTTTGCTTGACCTTGTCAAGAAGTTCATCCATCACCGCCACCTCCTAACTTAAGCAGTAGTAGTACCCTTCATCTGAAGAACCTTGATGGCTTCAGGAAGGATGAGCTTACCATCAAGACGCTTGGTAGCAAGGAAACCGACCTGACCGGAATCAGCATAACGCTCATTGAGGCGGCGGAAGGTAATGCCCTGGCGGTCTCCAATCCAATAGAAGTAGAAGTCACCAAACAGAGCCACCTTATTACCGGCGGCAATGGTAGGAACGAAAGGAGAAGTGTAAATCGGTCTGCCGAGGAGGGTTTCGTGTTCGCCCTCGTGGAGAGCCTTCTGCCAGAGGAACTGTCCGTCATTGCCCTTGAGCTTACGGATAGCAGCCATAGTGTCATCGTTGAAAATCCAAATTGCCTTTCTGCGATAAGGAGCCTTCAAACTGTAGTAGAGATTGATAATCTCTTCGGCGGTGATCGCAGTGCCGGAAGCAGCGGTAACACCTACTTCAGCACCACCGTTGTCAGCAAGCACACCAAGGGGCTTGTTTTCACCATTGCCGTTGAAGAATGCGTCCTCTTCCTTGTCACCAATGCGACGGGCAAATTCGGTTACAAAGTAGTTCTCAAGGTCAAAGGCAGAGTCGTTGAGCAACTCTTCGGACACCTTGATGATAGTGCCAACCTTGTGAGCGCCGATGTTCTGCTGACCAAAGACATCATCACCTTCGGGAATAGCACCTTCCTCGTCAATCCAGGAAGCGGTGCCTTTGGTAGTTACCACAGGGATTTTGTGGCTGCCGGAATTAGTCTGGAAAATGTGTGCGTGTCCACGGACAATGTGTTCCTGGTGAAGAGCCTTAACAAGAGTGTTTTCAAACTCATCAGGACAGAGATAGCCACCTTCGCTGTCAACGCCTTCCTGGAGCGCATTGCGTACTTCGTAGGACACACCATTCTTGGCACGGGTTACATTCCAGAATGCGTCCTTGTAAGCGTCGGTTGCACGGCCGACCTTTGTTTCAACCTTAACAGCATCAGGCTTTGCGGTGAGGGGCTTGCTGGTGGGAGCGCTCATCTCTCTGTCAAGAGCCTCCTGGCGTTCAAGACGAGCAATCTCCTTGCCGAGTTCTGCAACATCATTCTCCATACGAGTGTAGGTTGCATCATCTTCGGCAGAAAGAACGCCGTTTTCGTTACGGCGGGACTCAAGGAATGCCTTTGCAGCATCCCAGGCTTTGGAGCGCTTAGTGCGCAGTTCGTGAATAGTCATAATGTTAACCTCCAAGTTAATATTTCATAAGATTGAGTCGTTCCATAAGGTCATCTACAGAACGGCCGGGTTTGACCTCCGGCTTTACCGGGGGTTCGGGTGCTTTGGCTTTTGCCACAGACTTTGTTTTCGCGGTGATTTTATTGATGAGTGCCTTTTCCACCGCTTTGTCGGAGAACTCATAGGCAGGAACATCGGCTTCTCTCTTTTCATCGGTGAGGATGTCATCGGCAAAGCCAAGTTCGATAGCCTTTTTAGCGTTCATCCAGGTTTCGCTGTCCATAAGGTGAGACAGCTTTGCACGGGAAAGATTGGTGCGAATTTCATAAGCGTTGATGATGCTTTCCTTGACCTCATTGAGCATCTCGATTGCTTTCTGCATATCCTCGTGGTCACCGAATGCGCCGGTCATAGGATTGTGAATCATCATAAGAGCCGTAGGAGCCATAAGCACCTTGGTGCCTGCCATTGCGATGACAGATGCCGCAGACGCTGCGATGCCATCAATCTTGACCGTAACATTGCCTTTGTAGTCCATTAGCATGGAGTAAATCTGGCTTGCCGCTACACAGTCACCACCGGGCGAGTTGATCCAAACCGTTACATCACCATCGCCGGAGAGCAGTTCTTCTTTGAACATCCTGGGGGTGATGTCATCGTCAAACCAGCTTTCTTCTGCTATCGTGCCGTACAGCTCAAGGACTCGCTCTGCGGACTGTTCTTCGCTTGTTTCCAGGTTCGTCCACTTCCAGAACTTCTTCGCTTGGGTCTTCATTGGTTTCTGTTTCCTCCTTTTCTGTAGGTGTTATATTTGCAAAAGCCCCTGCGTTACCGAGCGGGAGCATATTGCCGTTGATAAGGTAAAGATCGCCACCTTGTTCGGCAGGAATTCTATCGAGGTTTTCCAGCTCACGAATGTCGTTTGCACTCATCCAGCCGTTCTGCCTTGCGATGGAATATCCGTTCATTCGGCTTTGATAATCACCACGGAGCAGACCCTCCAAATTAAACTTGATGAAATATTCCTTCTTCTCATCAAGGGAAAGCAAAATACGCATCATCGATTGCTCCCAACGGATAATCCAGGGGTCGAGGGTGTATTTCACAAATTCAAGGGATTGCTGCTCAATATTAGAAAAGCTCGACTTTTCAAGGTCGCCCACCATATGAGGAGGCACCCTGAAAATTCGAGCAATTTCATTGATTTGGAATTTGCGTGTTTCAAGGAACTGTGCTTGTTCAGGAGAAATGGAAATCGGTGTGTACTTCATTCCTTCTTCCAAAACGGCCACCTTGCCGGTGTTTGCAGAACCACCAAACTGACTCTGCCACGCATCACGCACACGGGCGGGGTCTTTGATTGTGCCGGGGTGTTCCAACACACCCGAAGGTGCTGCACCATTAGCGAAGAACTTGGCACCGAATTCCTCGCAGGCAATTGCCATACCGATAGCGTTTTTCGCCATCGCAATGGGACTGTAGCCCACAAGACCGTCAAAGCCAAGTCCGGGAATATGAAGAACGTCGGAAGGCTTCAGCACAACGCTTGAACCTTCCATTGTGTGAGCCTCTTCATTTGCCCTTTGATAGGTGTAATACAGTTCGCCGTTTTCATCTCGGTCAACTGTCATTTTGTTCGGCATCAGCGGATACAACGCCACGACTTCACCTTTACCGTTGCGGATGATCTGTGCGTAAGCGTTACCCCAAAGGAGAAGGTGTGTCATCAAGGTTTCCCTAAATACAAACGAACTCATTTCGGGGTTGGGTTCATCGTGTAGTAAAAGGTAAAGCGGATGGTCGACTGCTTTTTCCTTGCCGCCGGAGTCGGTGTATCTGTATAGATGCAACGGAAGACCTGCAACCGCTTCTGCGAGAATTCTCACGCAGGAATATACGGCGGTCATTTGCATTGCTGACCTTTCATTTACGGGCTTGCCGGATGTTGAGCCACCCATATAAAAGGTGTAGGTGCTACCGACTGTTCTGTTTTGAGGCTTATCTCTTGAACGAAACAAGCCACTGAAAATACCCATTCAACTCACTCCTCTCATACAAACAAAATGCCTCGGTCGTCATATACCGAAGCAGTAGTATCATTGCCACAGCGAATCGCACGGTCGAGCGCCATAATGGTTGCAACAGCACCGTCAATTTTTTCTGTGGACTTTTCTTTGTCCGGCTTGATGTTTCCCGCCGGGTCGGTGCGAATGAAGATGTTATCCATCATCCATCGAAGAACTGGATGTCCTCCGTGGGCGATCTTTTCTTCAAGCACCAGTTTCATTAGTTCCTTTGTAGGCGGAGACATATCTTTGAAGCCTTGACCGAAAGGAACAACAGTGAATCCCATACCCTCAAGGTTCTGCACCATCTGCACAGCACCCCAACGGTCAAATGCGATTTCACGGATGTTGTACTTCTCGCCGAGCCGTTCTATGAACTTCTCAATGTATCCGTAGTGAACAACGTTGCCTTCGGTGGTTTGCAAGAAGCCTTGTCGTTCCCATATATCGTATGGAACATGGTCTCTGCGAACACGAAGGTCAATGTTGTCTTCGGGTATCCAAAAGTACGGAAGGATGATATATTTGTCGTCATCATTGCCGGGTGGAAAGACAAGCACCAATGCTGTGATGTCCGATGTGGATGAAAGGTCAAGACCTCCGTAGCAAACACGGCCTTCAAGTTCATCCTCATCGGTTGCGAAAGCACATTTATCCCATTTTTCCATAGGCATCCAACGCACCGCTTGTTTTACCCATTGGTTCAAACGGAGTTGCCTAAACGAGTTCTCCTCGCCGGGATTTTGCTTTGCGGATTCGCAAGCATCACGCACCTTATCTATGGCAACCGTAATACCAAGAGAGGGGTTTGCTTTCTTCCAGGTCTTGGGGTCAGTCCAATCGTCCGCCTCATCCGCACCGTAGATAACGGGATAAAATGTGTGGTCGATTTTTCTGCCTTCGATGATGTCCTTTGCTTTTTGGTGGATCTCATAACAGATTGACTTGGTGTCGTTTCCCGCCGTAGTAATAAGAAAGTACAGCGGTTGCATTCGAGCATCACCGGAGCCCTTGGTCATAACATCAAACAGCTTTCGGTTCGGCTGCGTGTGCAACTCATCAAAAACAACGCCGTGAGTATTGAAACCGTGCTTGTTGCCAACGTCAGCGGAAAGCACTTGATAGATACTTCCCGTAGGCTGATAGATGATTCGCTTTTGGGAGTCCAGAATTTTTACTCTCTTGGAGAGTGCCGGACACATACGAACCATATCAGCAGCCACATTGAAAACGATGGATGCTTGCTGTCGGTCGGCAGCACAGCCGTAAACCTCGGCGCGTTCTTCTCCGTCACCACAAGTCAAAAGCAGAGCCACGGCTGCCGCCAATTCCGACTTGCCTTGCTTCTTGGGTATTTCAATGTAGGCTGTATTGAACTGTCGGTATCCGTTTGGCTTGAGCGTTCCGAACACATCACGGATGATTTGCTCTTGCCAATCGATAAGTTCAAAGGGTTTTCTTGCCCAGGTACCTTTGGTGTGACAGAGGCTTTCGATAAAGGCGACCGCATAATCAGCAGAAGCTTTATCGTAGTAGGAGCCTTTGGTCATAAACCGAGTCGGCTTATACTTTTTCAGTTTTCTGATATGCGTTCACCTCCTTAAAATGGTATAAAAAATAGCCGCCACCAAATGTTGCGACTTGCCTTATACGAGGAACAGAGCCTCACGGCTCTATCCCAGGGTTATTGGGTTTTAGTAGTTGTTGCCGTGGAGCAGGATTTCCAATGCAAACTGGGTGTCGGGGTCAGTGGGCTTGATGTCCCAACCTCTGTCGTAGTTGCAGACGACCTTACCGTCTCGCTTAAGCATCAGCTTGCTGACCTTGCCACCTTCGATACCGAACTTGGAAGGCTCGTCAAAAACCTTCAGCCAGTAATGAAATATGCTGTTATAAACCTTAAGACTACCTTCTTGCCACATTTTCTGCCCCCTTAAATGCTCATCATACGAATGGCAGGAATGCGGGGGCGTTCGTTTGTCTGCCAATCGGTGTAGTTTGCGTTGACTTCGGTCAACCCTGCGATTTTGAAACCGTGTTTCTCGAAGGCTGCCAGAGTGGGAATGAGGCTTGAGAAGGTGCTGCTGATAGTAAACTCGGTGACTCCATTATCTTTGAAGGTTTTAGCGATTGCCTCAATGTCCTCATTCCAAATGACCTCGGAAAAATCAATAAGGTCATTTTCGGCATCGTTGCTCCTGCGGTATGCCCAAAAGGCTGCGGCGCAAATGCCATAATCGGTAAGGCTTGCTGCCTTTTCCGTGATGGCTCTTTCAAAAAGTTCAATTTTCTTCATGGTGTGTACCTCCGTTTGTTTTGTTGTGAGTGTATATTACCGTCATAATCGAAATATATCCAGTC